CTTTTCTGTTTTCACCATCAAACGAATCGAAAAGTTATGACCCAGCCTGACTTAGTCCTGGTTAAGCCTGAGACGGACGCGATCGGACTCAATCGGTTCGAATCGGAAATTTCCACGCATTCACGGAGCCTTATAGGCTCTCCGACCCCTAGAATCAGCTCAAAACTCAATAATTTACCGTCAAAAGGTCAGGAAGTTATCGACTTCGCGGCTAAGTGCGGATTAAAGCTTCTCCCGTGGCAGGAATTCTGTTTAATCAATGCGCTTAAAGTTAAACCCGATGGGCGGCACGCTTCGCCGCTAGTCTCAATCGTAGCCGCTCGCCAGAATGGAAAATCTACGATTATGATCGCGTTAATCTTGACTCGGCTTTTCCTATGGAAAGAGCCGTTACAGCTTGGCTCGGCTCACGTTCTTACGACGTCGCTGGAGACTTTTAGACATATAGTCTCAATAATTGACGGTAACGATTCCCTTAAAAAACAAGTTAAGAAGATTCGCTGGGCGCACGGGTCAGAAGAGATAGAGACAGTCGACGGTTGCCGTTATGTCGTAAAGGCGGCGAACGCGGCGGCTCGCGGATTCGCTAAACCTGAGACGGTGTATATGGACGAAACCCGTCAGCTTAAAGATACAGAAGCTTGGTCAGCTCTGCGCTATACCCAGATGGCGGCGGATAATCCACAGCTCTGGACTTTTAGTAACGCAGGTGATCAGCATTCGCTAATTCTTAATCAGCTTCGCGATCGAGGAATGGCAAGCGCGGCTGGAGCTGACGACGATATAGCTTACTTTGAATGGTCAGCGCCAAATGACAAGATTATGGACGAAGCCAACTGGGTGGCAAGTAATCCAGCTCTGGGCTGGACAATTCACGAAGATAATATCCGCGCCGTTCTTAATGATCCGCCAGATGTAGTAATGACAGAAGTTCTCTGCCGCTGGGTTAACACAATTAGCGCGGCGATACCTGCAAAAGAGTGGGAAGAATGCGGCGCAGACAATATCGAACTAGACCCAGATAAATTAACTTGGCTCGCTATTGACTTGTCTCCAGATAGGCGCGACGGTGCTCTGGTAGGCGCTCAAAAGAATGCCGACGATACTTTTAACATAAAGCTTCTTCACACTTGGCATAATCCAATTTCGCTAGATGATAGAGCGGTCGCCAATGAGATCGCGCCTTATGCCAGGAAATATCCAACGGAATACGTAGCATTCTCAAAGCGCACGGCTTCGGCGGTTGCTGGTCGATTACAGCCCGCTGGAATTCCCGTTATTGATATTGACGGAGCCGTCTACGGTCAGGCGTGCGACGAACTTCTCTCGGCGATTACAAGCCATAGGCTTCGGCACGGGCGGAATGAAGAATTTACTAAACAGATTCTCTCAGCCGTTGCGTTGCCGCGTGGAGATGGCGGCTGGGTAATTGGACGAAGAGCGTCAAGTGCCATCGTTTGCGCTTGCGTGGCGGCGGCTTTAGCCACACACTTTGCGACTCGCCCAGAGACAGAGATAGACATTCTAGTCGGTTAAGTGTAAAGGTTTACCTTAGACTTACGGCTATGGGAATTCTTGACGTATTTACGGGCGGAAAAAAAGCCGCGCCAGTCGTTGACACTTTCGACGTCGCCGCTTCACTCGCTCCAGTTAATACTACTAATCAATTATTTAATTTCTTCGGCGGCGGAATTTCAGCAACTCGAACAGAAGCTATGTCGATTCCGACAATCGCGCGCGCTCGCGGAATTATTACGTCAAGTGTTGCGGCTATTGAATTAGTCGTAAGAGATAAAAATACCGATATGGAAGTCGACGCTCCACGTGTTATCAATCAACCCGATCCACGAATTCCAGGAGCCGCTTTTTATTCTTGGCTCGCAGAAGATTTATTGTTTTACGGAAATGGCTATGCCAGAATTACAGATTTATATCAAGACACTTATCGCGTTAGATCAATGGAAAGAATTTCGCCAGAACGTGTCGGCGTTAAAACTAATGCGCTTGGAACTGAAATTGAGTATTACACAGTAGACGCTTACGAAGTTCCAACGCAAGGCGTAGGAAGTTTAGTAGTTTATTACGGAAATGATGAAGGGTTACTTCGCAGAGCTGGTAGAACTTTGCGCGCTGGCGCAGAATTGGAACGTGCGGCGGCGATGTATGCGGCGGAGCCAGTTCCTACTATGGTTCTTAAATCTAATGGAACTTCATTACCTGCCGACCGTATTGCAAAATTATTAGAATCGTGGGGAAGTGCTAGACGCAATCGCGGAACAGCATTCTTAAACGCCGACGTTACATTAGAGACTTTAGGATTTGATCCAGAGAAGTTACAGCTCAATCAAGCGCGAAGTTATGTAGCGACAGAATTAGCGCGCGCCATAGGTATTCCAGCGTATTACGTAGACGCGGAATCGGGATCATCGATGACGTATTCAAACGCTTCGACGGCGCGCCAGTCATTAGTAGATTTTTCATTATTGCCAATGATGAAAAGTATAGAGTCCAGAATGTCAATGTCGGATTTCGTTCCCGTATCGCAAGAAGTTAAATTTAATTTAGATGAATACTTACGCGGATCAGCATTAGAGCGCGCGCAGATTTACGACATTTACAATCGACTCGGCGTACTTAGCGCCGATGAAATCCGAAGAATGGAAGATATGATCCGATGAATAAAATAAAAGATAATCCAATGAATATCGATTTCTCAATTAAAGTTATTGCAACCGATTTTCCAAAACGGGAAATCTCTGGTCGTATTGTTAGCTGGAACGAAGCTGGCGTAACAAGCGCTGGCGAGACTGTATTTACTCCAGGCTCTATTACTTTTGGCGATAACACTAAATTATTATTAGAGCATAATCGTACTTCGCCTATTGGCTTTCTTAAATCTTATTCGGTAAATAATCAAGGTGTGGACGCGGTGTTTTCGGTGCTTCCAACTAACGCTGGCAACGATAGTCTTATCGAAGCTAGTTCTGGAGCAAGAGACGGCTTTTCGGTGGGAGTTACTGCCGATAAATATGAGCATATAAAAGGCGTTCTCACAATAACCGCGTCTACTTTACGCGAAGTCTCTTTAGTAACTGATCCAGCAATCGCCAGCGCAAAAGTCTCAGTCGCGGCGAATCTCGAAGATAATTCCGTTCCACTTATTAAAGAGGAACTGGATAAACCAACAACAACCAAACCAGAAGGAGACGAAGTGGAAACCACTCCGACCGTTCCAGAAGCTTCCGCCGAAACGGTTGAAGCCGCTTCACAGAATGTCCAGGCGTCTACTCGCCCAGTATTCTTTACTAAACCACGTTCGCCAATCAATTCTCAAGCTACTTACTTGGAACACACAATCCGCGCAAGCATTCGCCCTAATTCTGATTCAGCGCTATGGGTTCGCGCCGCTGACGATTCAATGGCTACCGAAGTCGGATTTAATCCAACGCGTCAATTAACCGAAGTAATTAACGGTTTAACTAATTACACTCGAAGCAATATCGACGCGATTCGTACTTTCGCATTACCTGACGCTGGAATGAGCTTTGAAATTCCTAAAATCACAGCGGTTCCAACTGTTGCCGCAACTGCCGAAGAAGCCGCTCCTAGCGAAACTGCTACTACTGCTTCGTACATAACTGGCACAGTTTCAAAATACGCTGGGCAAAATACTTTAAGTGTTGAGCTCATTGATAGATCCAGTCCGGCGTTCTTTGAGGAGCTCCTCCGTTTGATGGCTGGAGCTTATGCTAAAGCAACAGACACAGCCGTTAACGCTGGCTTAATTACAGCCGCCGCACTCGACGGAACAACCGTGGCAACTTATCCAACAGCTTCAGAGCTACTTGGATTCGTCTCACGTGGAGCCGCCGCGGTTTACGCTGGAACTCAAGGATTCGCTAAGAATATAATTGCGAATACTTCCCAATGGGCTAATTTAATGACACTTAACGTGTCAGGCGCTCCGTTGTATAACGTAGCCGCTGGACAAACCAACACAACAGGCGGCGTAGTAACTCCGTCATCGGTTCGCGGAATCGTTGCAGGTTTAGACCTTTACGTAACCGCTAACACAGCTTCGCTAACTGACACAGATGGATCGATGTTAATTGTCAATCCAGACGCTTTCGGCTGGTACGAATCTCCAACGCTTCGCCTAACTTCTAACCAGATTCAAACTGGTCAAGTGGAAGTTATGTATTACGGCTATGGAAGCTTCGTAAGCAAAGTCGGAGCTGGCGCGTTCAAGATTAACAAAGCGTAATAGCTAACTAATCATCGGTGGGGGTCGCTCCCGATCCCCATCGAGCCGTATCGAGAGGAAAGATATGCCAAGTATCATTACAGCCGCTCAATTAAGAGCCGTGCTTGGCGTATCTTCTTCTCTTTACAATGACGCTTATTTAGAAGAAATAATCGGCTCAGCCGAAGCCGTAATTCTGCCAATGCTTACAGCTAACCAGGCGGCAATCGCAGAAGTTTATTTAACTTCTAACGTTGCTTATTATGTAACGCAACGTCCACACTATTTCGTCGCAGGTCAGACGGTAGTAGCTTCTGGAATAGTTCCAGCGACTTTTAATGGCACAATTACCGTAACTGATAACATTACTGATCCTTATATCTTTTCAGCGGCTAAAACTAACGCTGACATAATTATTCGCGGAGTAATTCCAGCGGGAGTCGCTTATCTATCTGGAGCCGACGCCGCAACACTTTACGCAAGCACAGACGCGGTCGAATCTGCCGTAACTATTGTTAGCGTCGAGATTTTTCAATCAATTACTGCCGCTGGCGGTCAAATTGAAGGCGTGGACTTTACGCCGTCGCCTTATCGAATGGGGCGTTCGTTAATGAATCGCGTCATCGGATTACTTTCGCCGTATATTGATGTCGAGACTATGGCGATGTAATGCCAACGCCAACCACTATCGCTACAAATGTTCGCGGCACGTTAGCCACCGCTCTGGCTTCGGTCGCCGCCTCAGTTTATGGATCAGTTCCAGAGTCGGTCATTCCGCCAGCCGTAATAATTATTCCAGCGGCTCCGTATCTTGAAAGTACCTTAATAAATAAATCGACTACTAAGGTCAAAATAAATTTTACAGTTACAGCCGCCGTTGCTTATTATTCAAATGCGGCTTCGTTAGATAATTTAGAACAGTTAATAATCAGCATTCTCGGCGCTATGCCGTCGGGATACGTCGTGGGCGATGTAGATCGTCCAGCCGTTACTCAGGTGGGCGCAAGTCCATTACTCGTAGCCGATCTCGCGGTCAGCACTTACTACACGCAACAATCAATCTAAGGAGCAATAATGGCAACAACAATCGTAACGGGTCGCGATATAACTTTCACTCTCGCGACTGTTAATTATGACGCGCAGACAACTTCGGTAACGCTAGTTAATGCGCCAGTAATTGATACTTATCAAACACTAGACGGAAAAGCGTATAAGCATATTGATGATCAATGGACACTGAATATCGAATTACTTGCCGACTGGGGCGCGACTTCTTCACTATTTGAAGCTATGTGGACTGCGTTCACTTCTGCTCCAAATACAGCTTTAGCGTTTACTCTAGTCTCTGCTACTGGCGCTTCTTTTGCTGGTACAGCATTCCCAGTCGCTCCTACCGCTGGCGGAGCCGCTCCAGGCGCTCAGACAGATACTTGGGCGATGTTATGCGCTTCTACTCCAGTATTAACTATTACCTGATACCTACTAAGAAACGGGAGCAACAATGAAACTAAATATCACGGTTACTACACAGGCTGGCGAGACGAATACTTATGTCGCTTCGCCGCCTGAGTGGGCTAAGTGGGAAGTTAAAACGGGTTACACGATAGGACAGGCTCAGGACAAAATCGGCATAGCCGATCTAATGTTCTTAGGCTGGCACGCTATGAAGCGCGAGGCTGGCGGTAAACCCGTCAAACCTTACGAAGCTTGGTGCGAAACTATCTCCGACATAACAGTCGGAGAAGCTGACCCAAAAGACATAAGCCAGGAAGCATAGGAAGGCTTCTCGTAGAGGTCGCAGTCGCTACGGGAATTCCAATGAGTGAATGGCAGAGCGCGGAAGATTTATTAACGGCGGTCGAGATATTAGAAAGGCGCAACGATGACAGATGAAGCGTTCGCACTAGATAAAACTCAACTACGCGCCGTTATGAAGGCTTTTAAGGCGATGGACGAACAGGCTCAGACAGAAGCTAAGAATCAGACTGGGCAGATTTCAGACTTTGCTAGATCGCGGATTATTGATAAATCGCATTCGCTTAACACTTCTCGCGTTGCCGCTTCTCGAATTGCCGAAGGTTCAAAAGTTAAGAAGTCAAGCAAGATAGGCGAGATAACTTTTGGTTATATTGGTCAGAAATTTTCAGGCGGTGGAGATACTAAACAGCTTTGGGGCGGATTTGAATTCGGTTCCAATAAATATAAACAGTTCCCAGTCTGGTCAGGCAGAGAAGGTCGCGGCTCTCGCGGCTGGTTTATCTATCCTACACTTCGCGAGATTCAACCCGAAATCGTATCGCGCTGGACTGACGCATTCGGTCGCGTATTGAAGGAATGGTAATGGCTGAATCCAGAGCGTTAACGTTAAAGCTTCTCGCGGACATAAGCGACCTAACTAAGAATCTTGATAAGGGTACAAATGAAGTCGAAGGCTTTGGCGGTAAACTAGCCGACTTCGGAAAGAAGGCAGGTCTGGCGTTCGCCGCCGCCGCCGCCGCCGCTGGCGCATACGCGATCAAGATAGGCGTCGATGGCGTTAAAGCCGCGATAGAAGATGAACAGGCGCAAGTCAAACTGGCTAAAGCTTTAGAAAATTCTACGGGCGCGACTCAGGATCAGATTAAAGCCGTCGAAGCCAATATCTTAAAGATGTCATTATCTTCGGGCGTAGCCGATGAACAGTTACGTCCAGCCTTAGCTCGATTAGCACGATCAACAGGCGATGTTGAAATCTCGCAGAAGTTACTTAATCAAGCTTTAGATATTTCTATCGCTACTGGTAAGCCAGTCGAGACAATCGCTAACGCTTTAGGTCGCGCATACGATGGAAATACCGTAGCGCTTGGAAAACTTGGAATCGGATTATCCGCCGCCGAATTAAAAACTATGAGCTTTACAGATGTCCAGGGCAAGCTTTCAGAATTATTCGGCGGAGCCGCCGCCGCTAATGCGGAGACATTCGCTGGACGCCTTGCCATTCTTAAAGTTACTTTCGATGAAGCAAAAGAATCAGTCGGAGCAAAACTATTACCTATTCTGCAACAGTTAGTTACTTACGTCGTCGATAATATAATTCCAGCAATAGGCAAGTTCGCCAAAATGTTCGATCCAGTAACTCAGGCTATCCAAGATAATAAAGCGGAACTATTGGCATTCGGTCAATTTATTGTTACCTATATCGTTCCAGTACTTTCAAAAGTCTTAGGCGGTGCTTTCACAGTTATCGCCAATATCGCGAACGGTGTAATCGATACGATCGGATTCGTCATTCGTGGACTTAATACACTTATTCAGGGAGCCGTTGCAGGGATTAACGGGCTTATCGGCGCTTACAATTCGATTCCGTTCTTACCCAATATAGGCAAGATTTCAGCGCCGTCTATTAGCGTTCCCACAATATCCGCGCCTAACCTTAACGCTCCTAGCGTCTCAGTTCCAACCGTTCCCATTCCTAATATATCTACTCCAACTATTACTGGCACGGCTTCAGGTACTACCTTGCCGACTTCTATCGCCGCTTCTATGCCTAGCCAGAGCGCTTCATCTATTGCCGCTGGAGCTGCCGCTTTCAGAGCTGGCGAGCGCGGCGATACAATTATCATAACCAATAACGTAAGCGGTGCTATTGATTCCGAAGGTACAGCCAGGGCGATCGTAAATGTAATTAACGAATCTTTCGACCGTGGAACTGGCGGCGCTGGTAGATTCCAGAACGCGGTAACGTAATGACCGTATTTACTCCAGTCTGGCGCTTAAAGATTAACTCGGTTGAATACACGAATGTAACTCTTGCGTCAATGACTATCGAAAGCGGTCGAAATAATATCTACACGCAAGCCGTCGCTGGCTACTGCTCGCTTCGGATCATTAACACTAATCAAGCCGCCGTGCTAATAGATATTAACGATTCTCTTTCGGTAGAAATTCAGGATTCAACTGCTACTTATATTCCAATCTTCGGCGGCTCAGTAAGTGAATTCGGAATCGAAGTAACTAGCTCTGGATCAAGTGCCTACACGCAGACCGTCTCAGTAACAGCTCTAGGCGCTCTCTCTCGATTACCTAAAGCGTTGACTTATGGCGTATTACATCAAGATTACGACGGAGATCAAATACTTTCGATTCTGGAAGATTTATTACTAAATAACTGGGGCGAAGTTCCGCCAGCTCTAACGTGGGCGACTTACACGCCAGCCACAGAGACTTGGGCGAACGCGCAAAATACGGGGCTTGGCGAGATAGATACTCCAGGCAATTATGAACTAGCTAATCGAACTTCTAACCGTACCGATATGTATTCTCTAGTCTCAGCGCTTGCGACTTCTGGACTCGGATATTTATACGAGACGGCTCAAGGTCAAATCGGATACGCCGATTCCACTCATCGATCTATTTACCTTGCAACTTATGGTTATACGGAACTCTCAGCTAATGACGCGTTAAGCCGTGGTCTAAAGATTAGAACTAAAGGCGGAGATGTAAGAAATTCAGTCTCAATCAATTACGGCACGAATTCTGCCAGTACGGTCAGCGTCTCCGATACCGATTCAATTAACCTATACGGCGAACTAGGTCAGGTAATAAATACGACGATTAAGCACTCAGCCGACGCAACTAGCCAGGCTAACTTTTATTTAACACTTCGCGCGACTCCGCAGGCTAATTTCGAATCAATTACTTACGCGCTAACGAATCCAGAAATAGGCAACGCGGATCGGGATTCGCTTCTCAATGTCTTTATGGGTCAGCCTGTCAATCTTTCGGACTTACCGTTAAATATGAATTCGGGAAGCTTTCAGGGCTTTATTGAAGGCTGGCAATTCTCGACAAGTTATAACCAAGTGTCGCTTACTCTTTACTTATCGCCGATAGCGTTTAGCTTACAGGCAATGGACTGGAGTGAAGTGAGTGTCTCAGAACTCTGGAACACGCTATCGGGTACACTCGACTGGGCGCACGCCTTAGTCGTCAATTAAGGAGAAATAATGGCTAATCCAACTACTAACTTCGGCTGGGTTATGCCGACGGCTACCGACTTGGTAACTGATCTCCCAGCGGATTTTGCGGTATTCGGTCAGGGCGTCGATACGTCTATGCAGTACTTACTAGGCGGAACGACTGGACAGATTCTTTCCAAAACTAGCGGAACTAATATGGCGTTTACTTGGATCAATAATGACCAAGGCGATATAACAGGAATTACCGCAACTTCTCCATTAACAGGCGGCGGCTCATCTGGCGCAATTACTGTCGGAATTCAAGACGCAACGACTTCTGTAAAAGGATCAGTTCAATTATCCGATTCAACTTCTACAACTTCGAGCGTATTAGCGGCAACTCCGACAGCCGTAAAATCAGCTTACGATTTAGCAGACGCGGCAATAGCAAAGACAACAGTCACAACCGCTGGAGATATTATTTACCGTAACGCAACAGTTCCAACACGTCTCGGAATTGGTACGGCTGGACAAGTATTAACAGTCAACAGCGGCGCAACTGCTCCACAATGGAGTACAGCGGGCGGCGGTGGAATGGTGTTAATCTCTCGCGCTTCGTTTTCCAATGTTGCCACGACAGGTTCTACTTTCGAAGGAATGTTTAGTTCTAGTTATTTTAATTATCAAATAGTCATTCATCAAATTACCGCCGCAACTCCTGGAGATGATTTATTATTTAATTGGAAATATGGTTCAACAACTTACACAACTAACACCGTTTATTATGCTTCAATAGCAACTTACAACGCTACTGCGGCAAATATCGGCACAATAACCGCCGCTTCTGCTATTTTAACAAGAGAGTGTGGCACAGCACCCAATTCTAATGGGGGCAATATATGGACTCAAAAAGTCGGAAATGGCGCAAACCAAGCCCAAGCCACTTTTTTAATGGCTAACCCTTACGGCGGAGAAATGAGCGTTGGGGCAATCGGAATGGATAGTTCAACAAATACTATTACTGGTTTTGTTCTTAAATCATCATCAAGCAATATAACAGGAACAGTAAGCGTTTACGCTTACCCAAATTAAGGATAAATAATGAAAACTCTTGAGGAAATAATTGTGGACTTAAAAACAGAAAACCCAGTTTTACAATTTGGTGATGAAGAAACTGGTTATAAGCCTGTCAATGAAATAGAATATGAACAGATTATTCAAGAGCGCGCCGAATGGCGATTTAATAGGAATCAAGAACGCGCAGACAAAGCAAAAGTAGATGCCGACAAATTAGCCGCTAAGCAATCAGCACAGGAAAAACTTACGGCGCTTGGTTTAACTGAAGAAGAAGTCAGTTCAATACTTGGTTAGCGTAATCCCACTTGGTACAGCCGCGAAGGTTATTGAAGTCGCCGTCGCGGAAATTGGCTATGTAGAAAAGCCAGAAAATATAACTAAGTATGGCGAATATATGAAAGCCGATGGCTTGCCGTGGTGCGGATCATTCGTTAACTGGTGTTTTAGTCAGGCTGGCGTTAAATTGCCGTCAATGGTCGCAACAGCTATCGGAGCGCATAGATTAAAAGAAGTCGGTCGATTCTTCACCGAAAAACCGCAAGTCGGAGATATTGCGTTTATGGATTTTCCGCACGATGGCGTGGATCGTATTTCGCACGTCGGAATCGTGGCAAGTGTTCACGCTAATTCGGTTACGACTATCGAAGGCAATACAGGCGGCGATGGTAAGGATCAACGTAATGGCGGAATGGTTTTAGTTAAAGAGCGAAAAACGGGAGACGGCTCTCCAATCGTGGGTTACGGGCGAATTCGCTTCGTAACTTATGTCGGCGAGATTCCACTCGTCGAAGCTCCAAAACCTAAAGGAAAGGCAATAAAAAAATGAAAACACTTAAACCGTTAGCCGCTTCGTGGGGTCGTAGTTTTCTCTCCGCCGCGTTAGCTACTTACGTCGTCGTGGGATTTGACGCCGAAGCCGTGCTTTACTCTGGGCTTGCCGCGATTATCCCGATGATAATGCGTTACCTAAATCCTAAAGATTCCGCATTCGGAGTCAAGAAGTAGAATGGCTATCACCGAATGGACGGCGGTTATTCTATGCGTAATAGCAATTCTAACTGCTGTCTATTCGGCGATGAGATTTATTACGAAAGCCATACTTACAGAGCTTCGTCCGAATGGTGGAGCTTCTCTTAAAGACCAGGTCAACCGTATAGAAGCCAGGTTAGATCACGTCTACACGCTACTTCTAAGAGAAGATTAAAAGACTCGCCGAAGCCTAACCTTGCGAATGTCGGTGGTCGGTGGGATTCTACTTCTGGGAGCGAAGTCAACGTTCCCACGGGAGCAGAAATGAACAGAGGACTAGAGATACAGATTCTCGTCTATATGGCGATTATTGCAGGACTTAGTGGGAGATTCTTTTACTTAAAAGGTCTAGCCATAGGAAAAGAAATAGGCTTTACCGCTGGCTTTATGCGCGGAAAGAAGGTCAATAAAGATGTTTAATTTAGCCGATTATGAAGATGTTAATTCACGCATTAAACGCTTTAGATCAGAATTCCCAACAGGCAGACTCGAAGCTTTTATAGAAGATGTTGACCTAAAGGCTGGCTACATTCTGATTAAAGCTCTGGCGTATCGAAACTATGAAGATGAGAAGCCAGCCGCTATTGATTACGCATTCGAGATAAAAGCTACTCACGGCGTAAACGCTAACTTCTTCGTAGAGAACTGCGTAACTAGCGCCTACGGTCGCGTAATAGGTGCGCTTACTCCAGGCGAGACTGCTAGAAGTACGCGGCAGGATATGGAGAAGGCGGAGCGCCTGGAATCTACGCCAGTTAACCTAGCGCAAGCTAAGGCGGTTGGACTTACACCGTATGAAATAGGCAGGTTAGCCGCTGGAGCGCCGATTAAAGGTCGCCAGGTCAAAGATAGTCCACACGTTAGCGAAGGGTTAGAGGCGCTTCAAGGCGTTCTAGGAGCCGAAGTAATCGGCGAACAGCCTAAATGCGAACACGGTTACAGGATCAAGAAGGAAGGCGTATCAGATAAAACTAAGAAGCCTTATCTTGGTTATGCGTGTACGGAATTAAAGAAGGCTTATCAATGCCAAATTATCTGGTACAAAGAACTGGGCGGTAAGTGGCTTAGTCCAGAGGATTACGCGCTCGCTATCGAGGACGCTGGTAGGTCTTGAAAAGCGAATCCGATCTATTCGACTATCTTAAAAAACACGTCTACCCAGATTTACTATCTTCTGGCTACGATGTATTCGCTGGTACTGACTGCGCTTCTTATGAATCCAAGCACTTAATAGAGCTTAAATGTAGAGGCGCTCATTACAAAATGTTACTTATCGAAAAGGCTAAGTTCGATGTTCTAGTAGATAACGCAGAACGCACGGGATTCGAAGCCTGGTATATCAATTCAACGCCAATGGGTATCTATGGCTGGAAAATAACTAGAGAAATGGACTTAACGTGGGAACGTCGGGTTTTACCAGAGACAAGCCAGTTCAAAGATACAGGTAGCGTAATCAAAACAGTTAGTTATCTTAAAGTAATTAAAGCCGATTTTAAGAAGGAAGGTGTAGGAAATGGCTGAAATGTTTATGAGATTTCCAGACGGTAAGGAAGTCGTATTCCCACGCGAAGGGGAACCCGTAGTTCTAAAGCCAG